GTTTTGGTAAGATATCACTGAGCATTTTATAGTGCATCTTTTTATCTAGCGAATAATACTTTTGTATAAAGTTTATAATTTCAGTAACGTGAGAATTCATGCTCAACCACTTATTCATCATATAAATATTATACGCTTTCCAATCTCCCTCATTATATGTATTAGGATCTGTCTTTTTATGTGACACGTCAGCTAACATACTGAATATAGTTTTAGGCTTTTTCTGCATGTAGTTTATTTTTATATATACCCATCCATTCGTCTGTCATTTCATTCATAAGCATTTCGAAACTATATTTAGGTTTCCAACCTAACTCAGTTCGTATTTTAGTTGAATCACCCCTCAAATATGGCAACTCTTCTGGACGTAAATATTTTGGATTTTGTACAACATAATCTTTATAATCTAAATCTAGTCTACTGAATACATATTTGCACATTTCCCTAACTGAATGTGTTTCTCCTGTTGCAACTACCCAGTCTCCTGGTGAATCTTGTTGGACAATTAAATGCATTGCTCTTACATAATCATAGGAGTGTCCCCAATCTCTAAAAGAATCCATATTACCTAATTCTAGTTTGTCTTGTAATCCTAGTTTAATTCTAACAGCTGCTTTTACAACTTTACTGGTTACAAAGTTACTACCTCGTCTAGGTGACTCGTGATTAAATAGTATACCGTTACTAGCTTTTAACTTGTAAGCTCTTCTATAATTACGTACAATATTATACCCAAATACTTTAGAGCATCCATATGGTGATACTGGATTCATAAGAGTAGTCTCTCTTTGAGCATTATCTTCATCTACTGATAAACCAAACATTTCAGATGAACTTGCTTGATAAAATTTAGCTGTCGGGCAACTTCTCCTATATGCTTCTAGCATATTTAAAACACCAAGTGCATTAGTTTGAACTGTAAACTGTGGTATATCAAAACTAATTCTAACATGTGATTGAGCTCCAAGGTTATAGATTTCATCAGGTTGTATCTCATCTAGTAATCTTTCAAGACTTCCTTGATCTAATAAATCACCGTAATAAGTTGTTATTTTACTATCTAAATGATCAACTCTACTCTCTTGATGTTCTGGAGTAGAATTACGTCTTACTATACCGTGAACTGCATAGCCTAGCTCTACTAAATATTCAGCAAGGTAGCTTCCATCTTGACCTGCTATACCAGTTATAAATGCTTTCTTCTTTCTGTAATGTGTTTCACCAACATCAATTACTTCTAAATTAGTCTCTCCAGGTGAAACTTTTACCCATCCTTGTTTTATCTTCATTATCGTCCTCGTCTTTTTATTATATATAATATACGAATTTTATTTCAATTATCCAATAGTATTAAAGACTTTCATTAAAGAAAGGTCAGGCCAATCTTGTAATACCCAGTCTCTAGGTTTAGATTTAATTGCTTTAGGTAATTTATCTATTCCCATTTGTGCTATCTCTGGTGTCATGTAATAGTGATACCCTATAGATTGTATATTCTGCTCCCGCCATGGAACATCAGGTAACCTACCATCGTAAGTCATTTTTTTAAGTTCGATAGCTGCGGCTTTATTATCTGTTAATATCATACCACCTCTACCAAGGCTTAAATGTTTCTGAAATTGGAAACTCAAACACATAAAAGTATTAGGAATATAACTACCCTCTTTCCAGAGTACTGCAGCATCAATAATATTATCTGTTAAGTAGTAATAATCTTTCCAATTCTCATCCGTCCAATTAAATTTAATATTTAACTTACTTGCTAGAAATGGAATAGAAATATATGTGTGTTTTGGGCAATTAAAAGAGTTAATATCAGAATATCGTAAACATAACTCTAACCCATGAGTACAACAATCAACTGCTACTGCATATGTTGATCCAAAAAATTTTGCAACACTGTCTTCAAATAGTTTAACTGTTTCGAATCCCATACTGTACTTATTGCTTAAATATTATAGCATCACTGACTTCAAATATATCTGTAGGTGGTTGTAGCCCATACTGTTTAAAGCTTTCTAAACCGTTCATTGTTAACTTACCACGGCTAGTAGGTTCAGCCATAATAACTGCATTATTCTCTGTAACATACCATTTACCTTCATCTATCATATTCCAGAAAGCTTTTGACTTCTCTTCTTTTTGCATATGATCCATCTCTTTAGGAAAGGTAGGTTCATCTAAACAATCAAACATTTTTTTAATTACTTTAGATCTACAAAACTGATGTTGCCATTGATATGTAATCCTGTTCTTACGAAGCAGTTTAAAATTATTATGAGAAATAAACTCATCTTTATTAATTGTACGGTGCTCTGTATCATATTGACCATTATAAAATATTACTGAATAAATTGAATTATCTTTAGTATTCTTTGCAAAATTATATGCATTATTAGCTACGTTCTGATCGATATCAACTAAATAACTATCGTCAGTTGCCCAATATATCCACTCATCATCATCTATATTATTAAGAAGTCCTGATATAGTAGGTTTAAACTCAACGGGTGTTTGAACGAATTCAACTTTTTTACCCCATGTATCTTTAAGAAATTGCGGAAATACTTCATTCCAAGGTATAACAAAAGTTAACTCATTTGTAGGCCAGAGACTCTGATATGTTTTTATCATATGATTGGTAATTGGGTGATATCTATCACATGTAAGTACTATAGCTTTCATCTATAATCCTCCTTTAATTGCTTGTAAATTTAAACTTATTAGTGTACCATTATCTTTATCCATATGAGGTATATATGCTTGAGAGTGATCATCATGTTCTGCGTGTTCAGTTTCTCTCCAATTCCATGATTCTACTGTTTCAAACCCTACATTATATAAAATTTTTGATAATGAATTATAATCGTAAACTGTTTTATGGTAGATTATATCTGTATCCATAGTCATTCGACCATATAAAGGTCCAAGAAATGAATCTAACGAGCATTGACCGCTCTCATACAGTGTATTCATTACTGAAAAATCTGGAGTCCCTAATCTTAAAATACCACCTGGTTTTAATTTACTTTTCCATATTTTAAGCAGATCAGGTATTACATTTCTAGGAAAATACGCAATGACATGACTAGCGTAAATTAAATCAACTGAATTGTCTTCAAATGGTAAATTAAATATATCTTTAGAATCTAAATGTTCATAATCTCCACCATCTATGTGGTACCAATCTTTACCAAAATTTCTCCAACCACAACCTAAATTTACTTTAATCATTTATAAATCTTTTATCATTTTTTATACCACTATATGGTCCTGTTTTATATTCATAAACCACTGTATCATCTTCTAGTATTTCATATGTATGACCACCTTGTAATGTAATTGAACAATCACCTGGAAATAAAATAGGAGTTGATATAATTGTATTATCTATATCGTAAAAAATACATTTAACTTTTCCTTTAATAACAATCCAAGATTCTTGAACTATAACTTTATCAGTTGGTGAATCCTTAAAGAAATGGTGATGTGGTTTGAATGTATCACCTTTATTTAAGTTCATAGTAGCTAATTGTAAAAATTGATTACTATCTATAACATCTGCTCTTGATTTAGTCACATCTTGTAAGCGATTAACTATATGCAATAAAAGGTCAGGTTTAACCTTCGAATATATCAACTCTTTCATTACTGTCCTTCTGGTGGTAGGAAATCTTCATTTACATGGCCACATGAATTACAAGCAAAAACCTGGATAGGTATCATAGATTCTTGACCGGTAGGGGAAAGTACTGCAGATAGTTTTTTTATCATCATAACTTGCGTAAACAATTTATGTCCACACTTTTCACATACAACGTCCGATGTATCTTTTAGTTCAACTTTAACTTGCATATTAGGATTTGATTGTGCATCTAACCCTGGATTATTCCTTGTTGGACCATTTCCTCCGTGTACTACTTTCATATTACTCTCCTTATTTAGCTTTATATTTAACGCCTTCAGCTACCATTTTTTTAGCTTCTGCTTCTGCTTCCATTATACTATTAAAACTACCAGTTAAAACGTGCTTCCCGTGGTATACAAATACTTCAGTACTGCCCGGCTTTTTTACCTTCTCACCTTTGAAGTTTTTAGTCCATCCACCTAATACCATTTTTTGTCTTATATCTAGATAACCTACTTGTTTAATATAGTTACCATATTTTAATTTATTTTTATTTTTTGACATATTAATTCTCCAAAGTTGTTATTATTTTACTAAACATTGCCATTACGTTTATTTCTTTATCTACTATAAATGTATCTTGATATTGAGCTTCCGCTATGATAACTATACAATTAGAAATCTTAGTACTAGCAAATTCGTCTATATTATCAAATAGAAATCTGTATAACTCCTCGAAGGTTTTTACTTGACTATCTGCTACTATTTTTCGAATTGTATTAAATTTCATAGAACCTTTTAACTCATTGAGAACATCAGTCATCCAATCAGCTTGTAACATTGATGCTTTATCAATGACTAATTCTCCATCTACAATTTGTCTTTGCAATGCGTTTATACCTCTACGAATATCTGGATATGTTGAATTTACTATAGCTACTATATTTGGTAAATTATTTGTTTCTAATCCAATTGACTCTTCCTTTAGAATATCATTCAATCGCTTTGCAACATTTGATTTATGTGGTGGAGTAACACCAAACACTTGACACCTCGATTGTATGGGGTCAATAATTTTTTCAACATAATTACAAGTTAAAATAAATCTTGTATGTTTAGAAAATGTTTCCATTACATTACGTAATGCTGCTTGAGCATTAGGTGTCATATAATCAGCTTCATCTAATATAACAACTTTTAGAGTTGAAAATCCAACACTACTAGAAAATTGTCTAATTTTATTACGAACAGTATCAACATTATTTTCATCAGAAGCATTGATATAGATATGATCACAATCAATATTATTGATTATAATTTTAGCAAGAGTAGTCTTACCTGTACCTGCTCTTCCATAAAATAGAAGGTGAGGAATATCCCCGCCTTCTATATATGTTTTCATCTTACCAACTATTACATCGTTACCGATATAACCTTGCAATGTATCAGGTCTATATTTTTCAACCCAGAGTGTATTTTTATTACTGTTCATATAATGAATATAAGAAAATTATTTTGTTTCTTCAACTTTTTTAGGTACGAGTTCTGATAAAGTTTGAAGTTTCCCGTCTGCAGAAGATATATCTGCAATCAGTTTATCACATTCAGCTACTATATCAGGATGTTCTCCTATTCCAGCTGGATTAGTCATATAGTTAGTTAAATTTGCAAATGCTTTCAATTTCTCTGCGTTGTATTTTGCACTTAATGCATTTATTATTTC